ACGTTGCCAGCCGTGTGGCTGAATCTATATCACTTGTAAAAGTGTTGGCATTTGGGGCGGTTCCCCAGTTGCCATTAAAAACTCCCATTTTTAATGATTAAAATTTACTGTTTTGTTGTCGCTGCTTGTGCTTTAAATCGGGCGGCCAATTCGGGGTTCTCAGCTTCCAATTTCACAACAGCGGAAAAATTTCCAGTGGTGTAAGGATTTTCCTGTCCACCAATAGAACTTGGAGTAGATCCAACAGCACCCATACCTTTCGCACCTGAGGAAGCAAACATATATGCAAATTGACTATCAGGAGATTTCAACCCATCAACGAAACTATTCAACGGTTGTTCAACGCCCCCATTGACAACCATTAAATCATTTCCGTTCATGCGTAGTCTGTCTTGATGCAAAGCGTACATATGTTCAGGTTGTTGAACACCTGCCTGTTGGAAGGCGCTTACAGCCTGTGCTTTTATCGTCTGCTGTTGAGTAGCTGTTCTTTCTGATTGGAGTTGAGTCTCTAGTTCAGAAATACGCTGATCTCTTTGCGCAACGGTCTCTTGTGCTTCCTTCCATAAAGATTCAAACTCACCTTGCTTTTCAAGCTTGGATTGTTTTTGCTTTGATTGAAGGTTTTCCAGATCCCTAATCTGTTTCTGCATAACATCAAACTTGGCGCTGACTTTCTGCTTTTCATCAATTAATTGTGCATTGTGCGCTTTTAATCTTTGAATCTCAGGGTCAGCCACTGGAGCCTCCACAGGAGGTTGAGGACTTTCACCCACAGGGTTCACCTCGGCGTTTTCTGACATGGAGTACGGTAGAAGTTGAAGCTCCACAGGAGCTGCTTCAATTATATGCAATTATGCCTAAGGAATAGTAATGAAAATACACAAATGGTATAATGAAAAGATGGAAAGAATAATAGTTAAAACTGTCTTTGGTCCTTTAACTTTCACTCATGAGCAGAAAAGGGTAAAAGTTAGAGGTGATATTGCAGCGGTTGCTGATTGGAAGAGAAGAGAATTAGATGGACTATTTGGAGTTTATGGGCATACTTTCAACCCTAAGAATTGCTTTTTTAGTGATTTGGTTAATGCAGTGTCTTCTACATTTGGCGATGATTCTTTTGAGCTAACTGAAAGACAAAAGAAATTAAATAAAAGTGAATATAACGTCCCTGAAAATGTTTGTTCTTAAGGTTGCTGGCTCAACCAAATAAAGAACCTAAAGAGTTCAGGATGTTTTTTGTTTAATGCCATGATTTGGGTAGGGTTGCCCTCTGCCAATCTTTCTATTGCAACAGTGAAAACTTCAGTAGCGACAAGATCAGGAAAGCCCATAGTTTTCATGTCATAAAACTTTCCCATGTAAGGGCTCAAGTAATCGTCAGCCCAAGCCTTCTCGTAATCTGCAAAAGGTTTCCCAGTTATCCCTTCTAGTGCGAAGAGTGGTTTTTCTAATTGCCTTCCTTTATAAGAAAAATCAAACAGGTTGTTAGTGAATTTCTCACCAAATGCCATTTCTAATTGTTTAGTTGCATAGGCTTTTGTAGCAGCCCACTTCCTAGCGGCTGTTCCCATCCAAGGATTTTGTGCTTCTACTGAATGCATTAATTCATGAAATAGAGTTGTCTTGTTAAAGTCAAAAGGTACTTTTACTGTTCCCTTTAGGTTATTGCTTGCTCTTTCAGTAACAGCTTGTATGGTTCCAATAGTTGGGCTATTTCTTGGATCAGTGGCGCTTCCTTGTACAGCTTTTGTAAAGCCTTTCCCGTTAAACATTCTTATGAATTCCTCTGTGCCCTTTTTATAATTCTCTCTGTTCTTTATAATTTTATGATCAGAAAACCATACATTATCCTTAAGAGATTTTACTTGCTCTTCTGTTAGGTTTGTCTCTAACATTTTAGTTCTTAAGACTCTAAATTTATCTCTATATTTTTGGAATGCTTTGTCTGTGTAACTCGTAGATCTTAAAAATGCAGCTTTGGCCGCTGCCTTCTTGGGGCCTTTTGGTACGGCTTCATATCTTTCTAACAACTGATCAAAGATTCTATTTTGTTTCTTTTGGATGCTTTCATATACTTTAAGACTCTTTGTTAAGCCAATTTCTTTGTCCCATTTTTCTAGAATTTTTCCACCTTCTTCAATAGCAAGATCAAAATCTGTAGACCCAAGTTTTTGGATAACTTCATCAGCTGGTTTGAATTTAATTTTGGTAATGTCTATTTTTTTCAGTACGTTGCGACGGGTAGGGGCATTAGTGATTAATTTGTTCATTGCATCCCTTGGTTTCATTCCTTGCTTAATTAATGATCTAAATCTTTCAGCTCTAATACTTCCTGCATTCTCACCACCGAAAAACATCCCTTGAGTTTTTCTATCTGCTTGAGCTAGGAAATCTGCATAGCTTGGATTCTCCCCTTTAACATCAAAAGCTTTTCTATATAGATTCTCTCCTTTCACATTGATCTTACTTTTATATTTGCGGCCTCCTTTTTTATCAAAGCCATCCTCTTCTGGACTTACATCAATACCAGCTCTTGGATCTTCATCCTCTGGATCAACCAAGACAACTTGGCAACGACAATTTACATGTATGGGCCATTCAGGGAAGGACTTTCGTCTCATCCTCAAGATGTTATCTAAGGGCGCACAAACAGGGCATGTTCTGCTATCAAAAGCAGCGACCCATTCCCAACGCAGATCGGAGCTGAATTGGTTTGCATCCCATACCTGTTCATGGACTCTTCTATTCATATCTTGAACAGCAGTCCTTGCTACAGCTTTTGCTTGTGCTCTTATTCTTCTTGCAGCGTCAGTGCCTTGAAAATCAACAGTTTCTGTAATTCTTATGCCACTTCTTACAACTCCTTTCCTCATTAATTTTCCAATCTGATTTGCAATTGCTTCTGTATCAGCGCCTTGAAGTATTCCCGTTCTTACAATTCCATCAATAACTTTTAAATTGCTTTTCACCCAAGGACTTATTGCATCTCTTAAAACTGCAGGTTTAGCTGTGTCGATATCTTGAAGACCAAAAAGATCAACAAGTCTCGTATTATTTACTTTCACTTTATTGATAGTGCTCCTTACACTTTCTTGTAGCTGAACACTTTGCAAGCCTGCGACCATTGGCATTCCTTCTATTTGACCTGCAGCACCTGGAAAGACTTTTGTGCTAGGTAATGCTGCAATCATCCTTTGGGCGTCTTCTTTCATTTTTGGATGCGAAAGATATAATTCATCAACTAAAAATTGTGCAAAAACATCATTACCAGATTGAAGGATTGTTGTGATCTCTTCTTGAACTGCCCTCCATTGCTCTTCTCTCATAATGTTTGGTTCTGGTAGGGCTAATATTTTTTCTCTCACTAATTGCATTACTTGCTTGAAAATTGGATCTGTCTTATCCAAAGCTTTATCAGCAATATTCTCCACGCTGAATGCTTGTCTTATAAATAATTTGAGCTGTGCTTCGTTCAACCGTCTACAATCTGTTCAGGTTCCTTAAGGGTAATACTAATGCCAAAGAAAATTATCACTACCAGAGTTGCTGGAATGATTCTTGAAACTGAAGTGGACGTACCAGAAGAAGAGGTGCAAAAGCCAGCGCCTAAGGCAGTAAAAGAAACACCAAAGGCAAAGCCTGTAGAGAAGCCTGTAGAAAAGAAAGCCAAGCCAGTTGCTAAGGCTTCATGAAAAATATCTTTAATATTCTTGGGGCTGTTTCCTTTGTCCTAATCCTGGGAACTTTAGGAACTGGTTTTCTTGGCTACAAACATTTAACCTCTCCAGAGGGTCAGGCCAAGATCAAGAAGGCCATCATGACCGATCTTCAAAAAGGATTGCCAGGAGTTATTGGGGGGCAGTTGCCAAAGACAACAGGGCCAGCTTTGCCCTTTAAATAAAACTATTTGAACAAGAGATGGTTTAAGCGTGGGAGTAATACCTTCATTAAGGATTCCAAAGATTTCTATACCGCCTATAAATAGTCTCCCAAATTCTTCTCATGTTACTAGGCAACTGAATATTACTAAGCCTGGGTTTGACTTTATTGTTCCTTCTTTCACGCCTCTGGAATATAACCCTAAGAAGATGCAATATGTTCAGAAAGAAAAAGCGCCAAATCCATCTGAACCTGATCCACCACCTGAAGCAGATTTACCTGGGGAAGATGTAGTGCCACCAGGAAACGAAATAGATTGTCCTGCTAAAGATCAGGCGTACAGATTAGGCGATATAAAAAATGCGGAGGCAAGAGAGAAGGTTATTTCTTTTGAAATCGTAAATGAAAAATGTATTGAGATTTGGGGGCCTACCTCCATAGCTGACAGATTTCTTCCTAGTCCGTCCGTAGCCGCTACGACTTTCGGTGTGACCGTGATTTCTGTTACCGCAGCAACATTAACGCCCATTCTGACCAAAGCATTAAAACCACTCTTTAAGCAGGTAGTAACAAGAGTTAAAAAGTTATTAGGAAAGAAACCAAAGAAACCTACCAGGGCAGAAATTAAATCTAATTCTTATCGGGAGAAACGGGGGTTGCCTCCTTTAAAGTAATAGCGTGGGTATGTTTAACGTTGGGCGGTGAAACTATTTTTATATCAGCGCAAATCTTTGCCATTTCTCCTAGAAATACAATTCCATCATCGTGCAAGGTCTTGCAGGTCTTCGCCCTGGACATTTCATAGTTCAATCTTTTAGAAGCTAAAGAAGCTTCATATAACTCCACCTGTTTAGCCATACCTTTCTTACAAAGCCGGACAGCTTTTCGATCTAGTGGAATAGAAAAGGTTGCTGTTATTCCACCATTTAAACTTGTATTGGATTGCTGCATACCAGTTCTAATAGTTTCGTAGTGAGTTATAACGCCTGGGTTGTCTGGAATCCCGTCACCTGTTGGCAAGCCATCTTCATCTGTTAAACCGTAATTATCACTGTTGTCGTAGATGGGTTTTCTATATTCAGGCGTATAGGGTAACGCAAAGCTATTGCTGGCAGAAAGGAAGGGACTTATGTTTAGGGTTGCGCCTTGGCAGACTTGGGACGTTCCTAGCTGGTAGGAAAATTGCCTAGCGGGAACGACCTGAACTGCTTGATTAACTACCGACCCAGTAGATTGAGAGCTAGTATTGACAGTGTTCCCATAGCAAGGGCTAGCAAGTAATAAGGTTGCCAGAAGATAGCGCTTCATTGAAACGTTGAGGTGCTATCACTTATTTGTTCAATCTCGGTAGTTCTAATGATGTGGGTGTAATTCTGAATCCCTGGGGTTTCTAAGGTTTCGTAATAAGAAAAAGCAGCGCCTTCATTAACGATTGAGTATGCAGGTTTGTTTGATAGGTCAGGTAATACATAAGTTGTTGCTGTTCCTCCTACTGTTCCCGCTGTTTGAGTAAAACCTGTTGGTGCAATGTTTGTAGTTGAGGGTTCTACGTTCGTCCCTCCTACTGTTAGCTGATAACCATTTCTTATGTCGAAACTTTTTATATCCTCAGTAATTATAGATTTTGTCTCAGTGTGCTGGTTAAGAATACCCTGCTGAAAATTTGGAATAATTCTTTCTGCCTTTGATATTGGCGCATTAAATATTAATAACAACAAAAATAAACGTTTCATTATCTATGAATATCCATGTAATGTTTCCACATTAAAAAGTTAAATAAGCAAAAAATCAATACTGCTATTGAACAAACAATGATGGCGAAATGCATTAGTCGGTGATTTTTATTTCTGAAATTATTTGCCCCACAACTTGACTACCTGGCCCTCCGGCTGTTAGGCCAACAGCTTGCGCTGAAGTTAAAGTTGCGGCGGCGTCACCTGCTGAACCTGCGGCGGTGCTGGTTTGATTGCTAAAGTTAGGGACTGTTCCCGTTGTCACTACTGAAGTCGGAACTACATCACCTTGAATAAATGTGGAACTGAAACTAAACGATTCTCCGCCGGTTGCGTTCTGCGTTGAAATAACAGTGCCTGGGTTGTAAATACCTGCGGTAATTGTTCCCGCTGATAATTGGCCCGCATTATCTCCTATCGCTGTATCGACCCCAGTGCCCGAAATCGAAAAACTTGAGCCAATTCTACTGCTTTGAGTTGCAGCCGCTGTTGTAGTCAGACTTGCTGACGCTGAAATAGTGTGATGAATATCAGCCCTAGCCTGTGGCGCTATAGCGAATAAGAACAGAAAAGGAATTAAGCGTTTCATAAATAAGCTTTGGAGATTTGTGCAAGTAAGCCAAGAATGGCAAGAGAAAAAGCTCCAACCGCTGCAGCTTGGAAAACTCTTTTTTCTAGTTGTCTAACCCGCTGTTCAAGATCATCATTCCGTTCTTTTAATCTTGTCAGCCTGCTATCTAAAACAATGATTCTTGCTTCTTGACTAGCATCTAGCGAAAGGGCGTTGTCAGTCATTATTTAACCCCAACGTTGTTTTTGTTTGGTGGATTAATTTTTAAAGAATCTCTGTTCTTGCTATTGGTGTTGTTCCCTTTTACCTTCAGGCCAAAATTACTAAGTGAAGCTGACAACAAACCAGCGGCAAAAGTCGTATCTATTTGCCTCACTGTGTTTCCAAAATAACTAATTGAAATTACTCCTAGGGACCAAGCAAGAACCCCCAGCTGGACCAAGGTGCCAATCCAAGACGGGCTACCTTTTTGCTGTTCTTCTTCTTCCATTAAAAAAGAGTAGGTTACCCTAGCTTAGGGGTAATTATTAATTTGTGGTTTCTTCTGTCTCTGCTGGATTTGGTAGGTCTTCCATCTCTTCTTCTTCTGATGGAATAGATAACATTGTGTTTAAAGATTCTTGACCAGTCATTTCTATTTCAGTTTCTACATCTACCGAGGGGAGAATCTCACCTTTCTTTAGCTGTTCTAATAGTGTTTCTTGAGTTATTGCTCCATTAGTCCAAAGCTGTATATATTGCTGTACTTGGCTTCCATCTAACTGAGCTAGATCAAAGTCACGATCAAGGGAAACAAGAGGAGCCTCAGCACCAATAAATTCAGCAGCTAAATCAAAGGCTTCTTGTAAACAAGCTTGCAAATCTTTAGAGACAACAGAAAGCAATGAATCTGAATCTGATCTTGAGATGGCTTTTGACTCAGCTGTTTCAGCTGCCATTTTCTGAGCAAATAAAGTACTAATTCCAAGATTGCTCATTTGACTTTCTAGCTCAGTAATAAATCCCTGTTGAGCAGCAAAAGCACTTGAGGCAGGTTCACAGAATGAAGCCTTGCCTTCTGGTGGTAAAAGAATTGCTGAGTTAGCACTAAGCCCAATTTCGTTGTCTGTATCGTCAAATCCTTGGAGGACAAGAATTGGTAGGGCAGCAACATGCAAGCTATGACTTAGATCGGCTGTCCTTTGACCGTGGGCAATGTTTAGGTTGGCTATAGGCAAAAGGGGCGGCTTGCTTATTAACTCGCCTTCCTTGCTGCTGTAGGTCACTGTCAGAGGTATTTTGCCTAGAGTTGTCTCGCCTTCCTGATGTATATACCATTCATCATCAAGCTGCCTATATACCTTCCAGCTGCCAGGCTCTAAGACTCTTATCTGCCTCACAATATGATCACCAAATGCTCCTAAAGGTTCACTAACAAGTTCATTAATTCTTATTTGTGTTATGGGTGCAATTGGTGAGCTTTGGTCTTTTCTCCATCCAAGTATGTTTTTTGCATCAACATTTATTAAGTAAGGCCTTAAGCCAAGAGCCCTTTCTTCTGCAAGATTTGAGGCTGCTTCTGTGCTTGGGTAATCTACTAAGACAGAACTGTGTCCATACAAAACAGAATTAATTGCTAGACGTCTTGCAAAACTATCGATATCAGTTCCAAATCCATCAACGTCTTTTGCAAAATCTTCCCAGTAAGGATCAACAGTGCCGTTGTCTGTTTTGCTTGATAGTTGTATTGGTTTTCTAAGGATTAAACCAGCGGCCTGTTCTGCAATTCTTACTGTATAAGGTGACAAAGTTGCATGAGAGACTCTTCGTTCCCATGCGTCATTATCCTCTTTCGGCTCCTGAGGCAGAAAGGTGGAAGCGTACCTTCTAAAGTATTGGGTGCCACCAACACAGCAATCAACTGGCTGCCATGCCTCGCTCATATCCAAGACAGGGCCAGTGATCCAGCTGGGATCATCACCAGGATTATCATCATTATTAGGAAGAAGTGGATCTTCTGGGGCGTAGATTCCTGTTGGATAATTGTTTTCTGCCACGCTCTTGAATACGCTTGAATGTATATAGTTTAGTTTGCCTTCTGATGAACGAGGGATATGAATGCAAAAGGCTTTCACATGAGTTTGAACTAATAAGAATAAAAAGGCATGTGGAAGACATTGAAGACCCCGAACAGTTAAGGCTCTTAGTGCTTCATTTAGTAGGTTTACTTGATGGAGCTAAGGCAATGATTAAAGATTTAATAGAAGAACGCGACAGATCAGAGATATAAATTCAATACCAATTGTTGCTGGGGGTTGAGTCGGTTCACATGAAGAATCTTCATACCGCCCTGTCTTCCCTTCATACACCTGCCAAGTGTTAATACTTGAGCATGAAGGTTATAACTTTCAGACTGTTTACGACGCAGTCATCGGACCCCCAGCAAATAAAAAAGCCCCTGGGTTTAATAGGGGCGGTAGGTTAGGCCATTGAGTTCATAAAGTTTATGGCCTTAGTTTCCTGTTTGTCAGCTTCCTCGCTGACCCATTTAACTAAATCCCTTTCTTTGAACCTTTTGGACCAGAGATCAGGGGTGATAACTTCGTACTCCCAAAGGGCTGTTTTGCAGCTTTCGTAAGTATGTCTGGATATCAACCTGTAGCCTCTGTCTTCGAGCCAAGTGTGGCAGTCGGTAAGACCCATGATCAGAAAACTCCTAGATCTTGATTAGCGACGACTGCCCAAAATAGTGAGGCAGTTGCAAACGCTGTTAGGAAAAAGACCTGTTGTTCTAAGTTTGAAACTCGGCTATACAGCGTTTTGTTTCTTGTGCCTAAAACTTCATTCTGAGCTTTGACAGCATCATGTTCTTTTTCAAGTTGAGCTTTTAACATTGATTGTCTCCATGTGAATTCGAGGCTCCCCTCGTTTTGTTTAGGGATGTTATCCCCTCCACCCACGGACAAGGGCGGCTTGCAAACAACTGGAGAACTACTCCAGATTTACCTCGGTATCAGAGGTGATTCCTAGCGGTGCGGGGGATTACGTGTTGCCCCCATCGTGGACCGCCTTGCCTAAGGGATTGATACGTGCCTGGAGGCCCAGGACCACGGATGAAATTTAATTCATCTGTATACAGTATACCATTACCGTTAAGGAACAGCAATGGGAAGAACCGTACAAACAGAGAGGGCCCCTTTCGAGGCCCCTGGGTTATTTAAGCTTTTTAGGCTCGTTTGATTCCTTGAGAAGCTTGTCTGTCTCTCTCAGTTGTCTTGCATCAGATTGAGCAAGTTGTCTGAGCTTTGCGCGAAGTGCGTCAGCAAGTACGCCCATAAGTGACTCCATGTGAATTAGGCCCTCCGGCCATTCATTCAGTATACCGAGGGGTAATATTTAAGTCAATGAAAATTCTAAGATTCCCCTCTTCTCTTCCTAATAAATAATTTGAGCTCTTCTATTCTCTCCAGGGCCCTTTTGACTTCTTCTGAATCTTCGCGACAAAGATGAGCAAAGGGTGTCTCTTCTTCTGTAGGAAATCTTAGAGAGATACTCTCCCTTACAGATCTACGACCTCCGAAGGAAGTAACTGGAGTTGAATAAGCAGTTTCATCTTCTGCTATGGCACGTTGTCTTTTAGTCATGAGATCAGACTGAGGACATTTTGGCCATGAATAGACGGAGTTTTCAAATCATCCCAGAGTACGGAATAGTAATAAACCGTATGCCCCCTTTTCTCTTTCCTTGCAAAAGCCTCAAGGACTGTTCCTACTCTTTGAGGTAGAGAGTTGTCTCCACCAAGTTTCTGTTTCTTTACGCGGTCATCAGCGTTAAACCTTTGACCAACTATCTTTCTTACTTGTGCCATGTTATTGCTAGGGAGGGGTAATAGTTGGAATTAAGCCATTTGCCTTAAGGCATTTTTATGAGGTTGCAATAAAGTCTTCTCCACTTTCACTAAATCCCAAAGTCTTTGACTGCGTGGATTAGATGGATTCTTAAGCCTATAATGTGTTCCTTGCTTGAATAATGGATAACTCATTTCCAGTCTGCTCCTACCAATTTTGAGTCGTTCGCACAATTGACTTTTAGTAAGCCATTCTTTATGGGTTGCTGTTGTAGTCATCGGCCTTTGAGTTGGAGGATTTTAATTTTTAATGCTTTGGGATATCGATTAAGAGCAAACCTTCTAGCTTCTTTTGCTGAGCTGGCCGGTATCCAATCTTTCATAGGTCTAGTTTCATCTGCAAATGTAATTAACATTAGAAACTTTTTTGCATTCACTAGATCTGTTCTGCTTGTACCAACGCCTAATTTTGCATCAGGGTCAATCTTTGCAATCATTGCTTTATAAGGTTTGTCTCTTTTAAAGCTCATTGATCTAGAGGTGGATATCTACTCGAATTGGTGTAGTAGATTCTTTCAAGTCTGTCCAGTCTGGTGGATACCTCGTTAAGTTTTGCCAGGCAGTAGTCAAGCTTTTCTGAGTCAGATAAAGGTTCCATTTCATTATTTTCGTGACCCATTAGAAAGGTATTTCATCATCATCCAAGTCAACTGGTGAAGGAGCTGGTGGTTCTATTTTTTGTGGGTTGATAGTTCCCCAGGCGCCATAGCCGTCTTCATCAAATTGTGAGACTTTGCCCTTCCCTGCAATTTCAATAACTACTACTTGTATTTCTTGCTTAGAAGCATAGTCATACACTTTACCGTTCTTATGATTAGCTGGATTATCAGCCTTATTCATTAAATGGGCGCAGAAATCAGGAATAGATTCTAGTGGGATTTTAAAAACTATCCTTTTTGGATTGGGTCCATTTGAATCGTATTTATTGTCTTGAACTTGCCACCGTATTGGGTGAGTAAGCGCAGGTACAAATTTTTTGAAAGAGTCAGTCATCGAATTTTTTTGATTTGAGGATGGGTTGCAATTAAAATTTTTAAGGCACTTGATCGGTTCAGATTATTTTCTCTTGCATAGGCATAGAACCGTGTGAATAAACCAGGTTCTAATTTTGCCTGTACTAGAAATTCATTGAAATAACTTTCAGGTAAAGAGCCTTCATTATCATTTTTTAAATCTTCTTTTCTTTCATGGGCGTGAGCATTTTGTTTCTTTGTTAACTCCGCCATTTGTTCGCGGAATTGCTCCGCGTCACTAGTTGTCATTTGTAAACCACTCCCCTTTGCCTGCAAGATCCCCTGCATAAAGAAAGGTAAATTTACGAATTTTAAAAAGCGTTTCAAGTCCTAATTCATCACAATGGAGTATTGATTTGAATTGAGCAAGAAAGTCATGGGCTTCTTCTTTCGTCTTGTATTTGGTGGCATTGTTAGGAGTGATAACCCATTTAATTCCACTGAGGACTTCATCCAATTTCCCTCCAACATTCATGAGGAATCCTCTTGGGGATTGGAGGCAATACCAAGTTTGTTTGATCGGTCTTAATTGCTTTGATAGCAATTCTGATTGTGGCGATATGCTTAACGGTTTGTGCATACCTTCCAAGTTGATCTTTGCCTTTGTATAGGTTAGCCCTGTCGAGGAGTAATGAAAGGGCGCGTGATAATTCTGCTTTTGCATTGTTTATATGGTCCTCAGGTTCTAGGGTCATTTTTTTTGTTTAGTAAAGCTTTGCTGGTTCTTAATTCACGTTCTAAGAAATCTAATTTAGCTGTTTTGTTTAAAGCATCTTTTGAAAATTCTTCTCCAAACTCTTTAGTAAAAGACTCTAGTATTGCAAGCCCCTTATCAGGATGGCTTTTGTAAAATGTCCTCATGGCTTGTACCATCTTTGCTGCCCTATGCTCTAGCAGATCGTCTATAGATTCTTGTTCCTTAGGGGTAACACGATTAGGCAAGGGGGGATTCTTTTTCCCCCTAGAGCTGCTTGGTTCATCGTTGACAACATTGCATGATTCTCCATCATCGTCATCATTTGCTAAACCATAAGCACCCCATAAAAGATATTTTTTCCCGTAGGTAAGGGCTGATCCAAATGCTTGGCTTTGGTTAGAAGCGCCTTGAATTCTTGTAGGCAAAGGATACTCACTGATAAGGTCTTCTCCACTTGGTACATGTACAACAGTTAATCGAAGTAAAACAAAATCTTCTCCAACTGGATGAAGTGTTTCTGTGTGAACAAGGCCAAATCTTGTAGCTTCTTGTACTGCCTTAAGAGTTGATTTCAAGTCTGTATAAGGATTTTTGTGCTGACCTTTTTTTTCTCCAAGGCCAGCAGCTATTTTGGTTTTTTGAAATTCTAAAAGAGCTTCATAAATTCCTGTAGGCGCTCGCCCTTTTGTTGGTGCTCCTGCCTTAGGAGAATGCGTGACTGGATTTGTGATTGTCCATTTTGCGGTGCCTAATCAGTATACCGTTTGATTCTTCCTAAGCAATACTATTTCGTGATTGTTCTTGATTGAGAATGTACATTTTTACATTCGCTTATTTTAAGTAGATGCTAACTCATGCAGTCTCTGGTTCTCTCGCTCTAAGGGTGAAATGTCAATCATGTTTTCAGGATCATTCGCTATATAACTTAAGCCTGTATAACAGGGACATTCCCCTTTCGCAAGTTCTAGACAAGATAATGCCTCTTCTTTTGTAAGTTCATGAGCACCTCTAAGAATGTCTTTGCAAACAGTTTGGTAGTCTTTGTTTTTTGGAAAGCCTTTGGTTTTTGCTAATGCTTTCCATGTGTCTTTAGGTGAAAGCATAAGGTCATGGCCTATAGCGTTAAAAGTAGTCTCAAGTAATCGGCCATATTTCAAGCAAAATTCATCTGTAAGTTCTTCCTGCTCTTTTGAATATTCTTTAGGAAGGGGAATAAGACCTGTGAAAAGACGGAAGAAGTCAGACCCATCAAAGGGTCTCCCGTCATCGTGACAAAAAGGAATACTATCTTTTAGTTTGTCTAATAAAATTCTGTCCTGAATTTTTTTGAATTTTTTCTCTGCAATTATTTTATTGAAGACACCTAAGGCAATAAAAAAATTAGGTTTTGGGTCAAGCTTTCCGTTTATTGCTGTGCTGATTTGAGAAGCCCACGGACCTCCTGGTAGGCCAAGGCTTTTTGCTACTTTTTCAGTGATACTTTGGGGCCATTCATTTTTATGGCACCACCTAGAAATGCCTTTTCCAAAATTAATTCTCTCTGTTGGGAATGTGTGCTTAGTAGACATGGGTTGGATTCTTATAATGGATTTAGCCTCTTGTACCTTTTGCAAACAGTATACTCTTAATACATAAACTGGCTATAGTGCAACCACGAATAACCCCCGTTTTGTTAGTTAAAGATATTTCTCTTCAGAAACAGTAATAATTGAACCTGGCCTTTCTCCTGCAGAGCAGTAACGTTTTTCATTTAGATTTTTTACTACAAGAGAGTCATCTTTCATTACTGTGCCGCCTGTGCTCTCTGACAAAGCATCATAGGTCGAGCGTTCAAGTTTTTCCAAGTCGCCTTTGTTTTTTGCGGTCACATAATAGGGTGCATTCTTTTTTAATATGTTTGCATTCTTGCCAGTTCCATAATGCTTTTTTGGCCTAGGAAACAGGAATATAATCTGAACTTTCAAAGGTCCATCTAATGGTTCCCCTTGGTAATCCCTAAGAGCTGCTTCTTTCACGGCTTCTCTCCAGGGCATTACCCTTTGAGATGCTTCTACAAAATAACCGTTACCAAAACTTTTCTTGCTTCCTTGAGGGGCTGGTATTCCATAAGCTCTAATCTTGATCATGGAATATCAAAAAATCCATCGGGCAATTTATTTATATCTCTGTCTAATTTCTCTAAAAAGCGTATCAACTTTTCATGTACTTCTGAACTTGTCATAGCGTCAGAATTCTTTGATTTATATAGAGCCCAAAGCAAGTAACAAATCTCAAAATTTTCAAACCTGACTAAAGCACTTTTTCTTTCTATGTATTTGAGCCTCATTCCTCAGCCTCAGCAATTATCCATTTGATAATTTCTTTCTCTGTTGCTAGACCTGATTTTTGTTCTTCAATTTGAGCTGCTTTTATTTTGGGCGAATAAGTCCATCCTATTGAAACTCTTTTTGTAATTAATACATCACCACATTGGAAACGGTTGTCTTCTCCATCTTCAAATTCTTCAAGGCCTGTTTCTTCATAAATAGTCTTGAGCTTAATCAATAGCTCTTTTTCAATCCTGGTAAATTCCTTTCTTTTGTTCTTAATTTCTAGAAGCTCTTTGGCTAGATCTTCAACATTTATCTTCCTTGGTGGCTGAGTCCAAGGACCAAGATTTTTTGAGGTGGTTGAATCTCCATTCTTTTGCTCGTTCGATGTCTTTGTCTGTTGGTTCATTGTCAGGAATAAAATCGGGGCAGGTTTCGTTTGGGTATACAGCTTTGGTTCTATTAATCAGGAACCCATAAGGCATTTCTTCTATTGAATTTGGTTTCGTGATTGTCACTTGGAAATCCAAAATGTCCGGCCTCTGTTTCAAGAGGTATATGAGGAGGCGGGTTATTGACGAGAGATTCTGCATAAGTAAAAAAAGCTATGGCTGGTATGTAAGCAAGAAGCCAGATAAGGATGTTTAGAGGTGGCCTTATTCTGTTCGCCTTAAGTAGGGGTAATCTCATGAGTTAAGATTTTTCTCCAATTGAAATTTTTGCCATGCATCAGACCATGCATCAGAACATTTAAGAACACCTTGATTAGGCCCAAGTTTTGTTTCTCCAGGGCGACACCAAAGGGTTCTTATTTGATCTGGCAAAATCCCACAGTTCTTTTTTAAGAGGTGCATGTAGCCTCCTAATTGAGCATCAGTTGAATATGGTCTTGAGTCTTTGCGGCGTTGAGTTTTTAAGTCAAATAAAACAAGCTTGCCTTTCCAATAACCAAGAGCATCCAAAGATCCACCAAGTGAAATTTCAGGATCTGCAAGTCTATATTCTGTGGCTATCGGTTGAAACTCTTTTACGAATTTATGTTCAAGTAGTGGCTTAACCCATTCAGAGAACTCAGGCCAATATCTGATTTCTTGACCTGTTAAATATTGTTCAAGGGCTAAGTGAATTTCTGGCCCTCTAAATCCCCACTCATCTTTAGTTGATTCAATGCTGTCTTTTGTTGCCTGGTCTTTTGTTGCCCATAAAGTAGAAGTCACAGTATTCTCCATGACCTTTCCAGAAGGCTCATGAATATAACGGTGTTCTTCTTCGTTAAAAGAAATTGGTTGTGCTTTTAATTTCTTAAGTGGGCAGACTTCTGACTCTTCCCATGTATTACCTGCAGCAATAGAAGGTTTTTCAGTGGCAGCTGTTAGCGCGTAAGTTTTTTCTGGTTGAGGGTGTTTCATAGTTACAGTATACCGTTCCTTAGGGGTAATTCAAGCGGCCAAATCTTTGGGACTTGGCGAGGCTTCAACCTTCTCCAAAACCTGCCCAGAGATTGCAAGCCATTCTTGCCTGTTTGCCTCAATCCATTCTCTACATAAGTTTCTAAATGGTGGCGCCAATGGATAGCTAATGGTTGGCTTTGGGAAAGTGTCATAGCTTTCTCCTGCTTCATTGAAAGAAGGAACCTTCTGATGTGGGTTTGTGTAATCACAAGGAAGCATTGATTTCACTCTTGATTTTTCTGTTTCTAAATACCCTTTTGATGGAGTATCAAAATCCTCAACGGTAGCTTTTCCATCAGCAACTAATTTGGCCAAAGTTTTTCCAACTCCTGAGCTAATTAGTTTTTCCATTTTTCTCCTCTAATTCTTTTACTCTTTTTGTTAGGGCCTTAAGTTTGTCAATTAGCTTGTCACTAATAATTTCGCTGTAATAAGTTTCTTTGCTGTGCTCCTTTTTTAATTCAATTACGATTGCTTTAGTTATCAGTTGATTCGCAACCATATTCCCAAGAACTGCATACATTTCATGAGCCTTGATGCCTTTCCTGTTATTTAGAGCGTTGTTGAACTTGTCGAATGTGTGATTAGACCGCTCATGTATTACTTGAAGCAAGTCGTCCAAGCTACTGTCCTTAAGAAGTTCAGCCCATCTTGTCTCCAATAGACCATGTTGAAGATCTCCAAAATCAATCTGTTCCATTAGACCGCGCCCAACTTTGCAAGGACACCTTTGCCTGCTAGTGCAGGTTCTTTCTTTTGGTCATTGCCTGCTAAGTATGGGCTGATTGGTTGAGGGTTAAATCTATGACCATTAGCCATCCGTTCACTTAGATCATCCTTTAAGCCCCAGGTGTAATTCGGCATCCCATTCTCATTCCTGAATAGGTATCTAAGCATTGCTATGTGCACAGCTAAGTCTTTCGATGGCTTTGGGTCTAGAAGGTATTGGTTGGCTGCGTAGGCCCACATCTCGTCCGTTACAGAGCTGATAATGATCGGGTCTAGCATTAACCACAATGTGGCCAAGTCATTTTCATCAAGAGTCTTTCCATAAGGAGAAATCTTGTAAGTAGTTTTTAAAACTTGTGTGAATACTTTTGCTTTCATAATTAAAAAAGTTTTTTTGCTTGGTCCATAGCGTCGAAATCCAACCCATTAGTTGGCTTCCTTTTATGGCCAAAATGAATACAGTTATCAAGCATTATTGATTTCCATTTATTGGCTATAGCTCTTTCTAGTTGATCAATTAAAACACCCTCACCAAATTCTGTTTGAATACCACCAAGACCTTTAGAACCAACTAATAAAGCCCAAGCTCTTTTACTTTTAGACCCTGCCTTAACACCCCAATATTCATGAATCAAGTCTTTGTAGTCTTCTAATGGTTGAGGTAAATCAAATGGTTGTTGTTTATTTGGTTGTTCTTTTCTCTTGGTCGTCTCTTTACTTGGTTTCTTATTCTCCTTGGTATTCATAGTGGCATACCCGTCAAGTGCGTTCAAAAGGACATCATTTACGAATGACTCCTTGTTATGGTGTGACGGTAGACGAGCATTGAGTTTTTCCTCTGTTTCGGTGCTTAGCCGTGGTCTATATTTTCTTCTTCGTGTACCTATTGGGTCCATGTGTGGTGCCTGATTGGTGCCTATTGTGTCCCCATTATGCCCCAGGAATGTCCCAGGCGCATTACCCCTCCCGAATGAATATTGATTATTCTTAATACTGTTATACTTAAATCATCAAAGAAGGAGCCAACATGGTGCCCTCCACCGAGCGCTTAAAAAGGCAACTTATTTATTCTGGGGCTGACCCTTTTCAAATTGCTGCAGAAGCCATTGAAAGAGGTGACAGATTATTAGCTTATATTCAAAGAATTGAATCTGATCTTGTAGATACTTCTCTTCCTATGAATTCAAAATTTTTCTAATTATCGTTACCTTTGCATTTGTATGAGAGCATTTTGCAATCTTTGCTAATTCCCTTTTGCTTTTCTTTTTATAGATCTCCCATAGCTGTTCATCATCACATTCCTTCTTCTCTGGTGATCTATAAACAAAGCCCCACCCCATAGCATCAAGAAACTTTTTAAAATATTTCTTTAGCCGACTTTGCCTTCTGAATCTTATCTTCTTCATTTCTTTCCTTTCTCCTTTCTGCTTTCTTCTATTACTTTTTCTTTGAGATGACGCTCCTTTAATTCAAGACTGTCTTTCAACATCCATAGCTCATTACTATTACATCTCTCTAATCTTGGCACCCATGTTTCTCTGAACCATTCAAGGAAATCTGTGATCCGGTCATATTCTTCCTCGGTCATTTCATCCATTTTCTGAAACCGTTATTTGTGTTTCTATTGTGTATTCTCCCTTCTGGTATTCCTTGCCATCGCAGCCGTCCCTATAGCAGCAAAGATTAGCCCAGCTTAAGCAATGTATGCGTCTTGAATGACCCTTAGGACACTTAATTATTGCGCCTTGACTTCTTAGTCTTGAACCTTTTTCTATGGGAACAAATAACTGTGCTGTCATTTATTGGGCTTTCCTATTGCGCTAAGTATATCGATCCTTAGGCAGAATGCTATTTTCTTTAGTAACCTAATTTCATCGATTATTGTTCAACGTGCCAAAGAACGGCAAAAAATGGAAGAAAGGTACGAAGCATGAAGTGACTTCTAGAATCACAGAAGTTTATGGATTGTTGGCCTCTGGTTCATCTAGGCAAGATATAGTTCTTTACTGTGCGGAGAATTTTGATATTTCTGATAGACAAGTTGATAATTATATTAGTAGAGCTAGAAAGCAAATTGAAAAAGATTGTGAATTGTCTAGGCCTGCTTTCTTAGCTGAATGCATGGCAAGACTTAGAACATATGAAAAGGCTGCTATGAAACGAGGTCATATTCAAGTAGCTGTTAATTCTGTACGCCTTCAAGCTGAGCTTATTGGTCTAGCCTCATGAGCCTGATCTTAGATGCTTGCCCTGGTGGTTTGCTCTTGGAACCTCTTGAACCTGCTATTTCAAAATTTGATTTCATAGGTCTTTCAGAGAAATTACATGGTCAATTAACTGAGCCGCAAAGGTTGGTTTATAACGCTGATGTCAGATTCATTTACTTATGTTCAGGAAGAAGATTTGGAAAGACATATCTAGCCATAACGCGCTTAATAAATTGGGCAATTGAAAAGCCTGGTGGTTTGTTTTATTACGTGACTGCTACCTATCGGATGGCCAAGCAAATTGCATGGATTCAACTAAAAGAAATGGTGCCAATGGAGATCTTTGCATCAAAAAACGAGAGTGATTTATCTGTGACTTTGACCAATGGATCAACCATATCTTTGAAAGGAGCAGAAGACCCAGACAAGCTAAGGGGTGTTTCTTTGAGTGCTTGTGTAATAGATGAAGCGGCGTATGTAAAAGAAGAAGCTTGGTCTATGGTTTTGCGTCCTGCTTTATCAGATCAGCAAGGCCCTGCTTGGTTCATTACTACACCGGCGGGTTTGAATTGGTTTGCTGAGTCATGGGATGAAGCAGAAGAAGATCCAGATTGTGCAACATTTTCTTTCACTACTATCGAAGGTGGCCAGGTCTCAAAAGAAGAAGTTGAAGCAGCAAAAAGGACTTTAGATTCCAGAACTTATAGCCAGGAATATGAGGCAAGTTTCGTTAATTTGGTTGGGCGCGTTGTACCTGACTTTGATGAAAATAATATCCGCGAGGATGTAAAAGATCTAGGAGGTGAATTGCTTATAGCAGCTGACTTTAACGTTAGCCCCATGCACTGGGTTGTTTGCCAAAGAGTTGGAGGTGATCAACTTCATGCTATTGATGAGCTTCATATCAAGGAGACTCATACAGATGAAGCTTGTTCAGAGTTGCTCAGGCGTTATCCAAATAGAGAAATAAAGGTGTATCCAGATCCAACAGGGAACGCAAGAAAGACGTCAGCTGGTGGAATTACTGACCACGGAATTTTAAGGAACAGAGGATTATGGGTAAGCCCAAATAGGAAACCTTATGGCCAGAGTGATAAAAGGAATGCTGTTAATGCCATGATTCTGGATGCTGAAGGGACAAGGAGATTCTTTATAAGTCCCAAGTGCAAACAGACAATCAAATCACTTAGGAACTTGACCTTTAAGGAAGGAACCAATATGCCTGATAAAGGAGAATGGGATCATGGATGGGACGCCTTGAGTTATTTAGTTCTTGGTGCTTTCGATAGGGTTAAGCCCTGGAAGTCTGGGAAGGCAAAGGCAAAGATTGCACAGCTTTGGTAATGTACGGTCCTTCCCATTGTGGTTCCTTAGGGTTGGCAGTATACTGGTAATGTAGCTGGGGGAAGGCAGACGAAGGTCTAAACAGCACCTCTATAACAGCTGCTGATCTCGGACCGAGAGAGAAGGAAGTCCAAGCTTAAAAGTCATGTTGAGCTTAGATCAAGGAATTGGCCCCGTTGACTGGGTTAAGGTCAGGGATGAAAGTGGTGCATTAACCGACGCCTTATCAAGTTAGCACCTTAAAAGAGCCTCTATAACAGGGGTTTTTTTAATGCTTGCTAGTCCTCAGGAAGGATGACAGATGACATAACCCTTTTCCTATATTCCTCTTTAGATACCCAACGCAGATAGTTATTTTTATGAGTTTCTACATCATGGCCCATAGCTAGAGCTGCCTGGGAAATATCGATGCTTTTAAATCTAGGATCTGTGGCAACTGTTATGGCCCAGGTGTGTCTCAGGTCATAGCATCTAATCTGTTTTTCTATGCTTTCTGGTTGGTGTTGACCTCTAGCATCGGGAACAGTAGCAAGCCATTCAGGTAAAACGTGACGCAATCTGTCACCAATCCATTCACCAAGACTTTTGTTGTTCATGCATATTCCTTGATCTGTTGGGTCTTTTGGATTCCATTCCTTTGAAGGGTCATGTTGGCTTACTATTCTTGGCTGTGAGATTTCATGCAATTGTTGTTGGCATTCTTCAAATCTGTTCTTTAACCCATAGCGCACAACCCAAGATTTATACAAAGGCCAAACCCAATGCTCATATTTAGATTTCGTTCTCCAAGATCCAGGCACATGAACCCAACCGAATTGAATCCCTTCTTGTATATTTTCGTCTGTTATTTGAGAGATCCAATGAAGTTCATGATTGCGTAATCCGTAGGTCATGATCATTGCAAGACACCATTGCTCAAGTTTGAACTTTGGCCATAGGGCATCTAAGTATTTTTCAGCTTCTTCCTTGGTTGGTATTCCTCTGATATCTAATTTCTTTCCACTGGTTAATTTATTTTGCTTGTTTGAAGTTTCTCTGTGAAGTTTCCTAAGGCCATCAATATCTTTTTCAGTCAGCCAAGTTGGTTCGATCTTGTTTGGGTTTGATGCTCTAAGGGCAAGGTTGATTTGCTTAAGAGAATCAAGTCTATTTCTGCAAGCGCTAGAGCCAAGCTTCTTAATTGTTACCCAGTTCTGTATAGCATCAAAGTTTCTAGGAATATCATTTCTTTTTAAGTCATTCAATCCACTCCAAAGGTTTGCGGTTGAACCTTCTTTCATTCTTAAAGGCCAGTCTTCTTTGCAGGCTTTTTCTACTTCCTGCCAAGTATGGACACTTGCTTTGGTCGTTGTTTCTTCTGCTGTTTTAAGTCCTGACCATTCCTTGTCTCCAGTTTGAATGATCGACTGGATTACTTGTTCAATATCTGAATTGACATTATTTAAAAGTGGCTTGCAAGTGATCTTTCTACCAGTGTCTTTATCTCTTACAAAAATAAAAGGGGTATTAGATGGCTTGCATATAGTCCAGCGGTATCCACCTTGTTTAAGGTCTGAAACGTATTCCTTCCATGATCGTGGTTTAGAGAGCCTTGGCACTTGTCAAAAAACTTGTCAAAAACTGAACCAACTATAGCTTAATCTAGCCAACTATAGCCAACTCTTGCAATGAAGGACACAAGGCCTATCTCTTCAAATCCCTTTAAGGCACTAAAAAAGCCAGCTACTGCTGGCCTTCTTGGTTAATGGCGGGGGGGAGATTTGAACTCCCGACCTTCGGGTTATGAGCCCGACCTATTTTACTCAACTCCCTTGATAGCATTAGACTGGGTTTTAAGACTTGTCAAAAAACTTGTCAAAATGGCTTTAACAGACTGGGTGCCACAAATCAGGGGAGCTTTAAACCAAGCCTTGACTGATCATATCCAGCTAACTCAATCAAAGCTAGCTCAGCAATCCCCAAAAGATACAGGGCGTTTAGCTTCTAGTTGGTTTATAGGAAAGAATCAGCCTGATTTAAAAGTTAGGGAAGAGCCTTGGGGTACACCTTCAAAAAGAAAATATCCAGGTGGGAAAGGTACTGAAGGAGTAATTACTAAGAAGGGAACAACAAAACTTGATATAGAAATGTATTCAGGGAAAATTACTATTGACGGTGATTGGTACATTTCAAACAATTTGGCTTATGCACAGCGTTGCGCCTTTGATCCTGTTTATGCAAAAGGAGCCCCAGGGGGTGCCAACTGGTTCACAGCAATTTCAACTCAACAGAGTCATGATTTAAGGAAAAGAATCAAATCTCAAATGGGTAAAATCAAATGAGCTTACAAACAATTAGATCTTTATTTGAAAGGAAAATTACTACAGCATTTGCTGGCCTTTCTCCTGCTGTTCCCGTCATGTATGACAACGTACAGGAAGAGCCTCCAGGTGGAGCAGATACAGAATATGTAAGATTGATTATTAGCTTTCCTTCTTTAACTGAGCCAGTTGTGGCAAAAGCAGAAAGTTCTATAGAAGTTATCCGTGGAAGTCTTCAGATAAGTTGTTACGGACCAAAGGCAAAAGGTATGAAGAGGCTTGAAGAATTAGCAACTACTGCAGCCTCTACTTTGAACACTTTGAAAACAGAAGACACAACGATCAGGGCAAGTGTTGGTGAAATCAGCGGACCTATTTCAGTTGTGAATGCTAATAGCCCTGTTGCTTTGGTTACTATTGCAGCTCCATTTATTGCAAAAGGTTAAGCCTGCCTAGGGGTAATATAATGATATTGGTTAGCCCTAGCCAAAGCCCCAAGCCCCAAAGAAACGCCCTCAAATTGTTTTTTATTAGGTAATTAAAATGCCTGTCGCGTGTTCTTCAACCGCACTTACTGGCCAGGAAGGAAGTATTTATTTCTCTCCTGCAGGTACAAAGTGGTGCCTCAATGACTATACAGATTTTCCCAGCGGCGCTAATGGCGTCACTGTTCCTTCTAATCATGACTACAGGGTTAATGATCCTGTGAAGTTCACGGTGGTTGGTACAGCAACTTTGGATGGAAACCTAACAGCAGGAACTACCTACTATGTGATTGCCACAACAGCAACAACTATAAAAGTAGCTACAGCTGCAGGTGGTACAAACATTGCTCTTGCTGGCTCTGGTGGTACAGGTTCGGCTAATAAATCTGGCCATATTAGTGTTCAATATGCCGCCGCCGCTGCTGTTGCTCAGGTCAAAGAGTTCTCTGTCTCAATTGAAAGAGAGAGCTTAGATGTAACGACTCTGCCAGCTGGCGTTTCTACAGTTACTAAGTATGCACCGTTTAGGAATACTCAGGCAGGCTATGCAAGTAGTGAAGGGTCTATGACTGTTTATTTCACTGACTCACAAACTAGCCTTGCTAATAGACTGCTAGGAAATGTACTTCTTAAAAGCCAAGAAGGAGCCTCAGTTAAGTTGTATGTTGACTGTGTTGATAACGGCTCAGGGGCTGTTGACGATACGAATTCTAATTATGTTGACTCAGATATTTCCATTACAGGAATGAGTTTAGGCGTAACACCTGATGAAGCGACTACAGCTGAATTAACATTTAGCCTAATTAATCCAAGGCATATTTTCACAACAGCCTTGACATAGAGGGTTAAATAAAATTAATCCCCGTCACCCTTACCCTGATTTATTTCAGGGTTTTTTTATTGCTTAAAATTAATGTGTTCTGATCATTCAGGACCGTGTGGCGAGTCGCTGAACTACACGGACATTAGGGGGGCTATAGTTCAGCCCCCTTTTGTTATGCCTCGTTAGGCTGAACCCCTATATAATTTCAATAGCGACTCATTTTATTAATGGATGCATTAACTAGGTTGAAAGCTGCTGTTTCTATGGCAGCAATAAAGAAAGAAGTTCCTCTACCTGATGGAACTAACTTTGAGTTTTATATGACGCCAATGACATTGGCAGAAAGAGCAAAAGCAAAGAAGATGACTAAATCAGAAGACCCAACAGATTTTGCTTTAAGGCTTCTTATTAATAAAGCAAAGGACAAAAATGATGAGCCTTTATTTCATGTAGGAAATTTACCAGAGCTAAGAAATGAGCTCCCTGCAACGCTTGTTGAGCAGTTAATGGTTCAATTAATTGGAGAAGATGAAGAAGAAGAAGGTGAGGTGCAAAAAGAATTAGACGTCAAAAGTCTTGGCGAAGGAACTAAGAAAAGACGGAGAGCTGCTGGCTGAATTGGTTGTTGCTAAGGAGTTGGGGTATACGTTGGTTGAATTAAGGGAAAAGATGACACAAGAGGAGCTGTTACTATGGCACTCCTTTTTTGCCTTACAAAGAGAAGAAGAAGACAAGATGCTAAATAAAAGTAAAATGAGACGATAGAATTAAGGCATTATGCCTGAGGAAGGAGATTGGAAGAAACCCTAATACTGAAGATTGCCACTTCCCAGAGTGACAGGAAGCTGCAGGCGTTAGATAATAAGATGAAGGCGTTTGAGAAGACTGCTAAAAAAGCTGCAGACGGGACACTTCCAAAGACAAATAAGCAGATAAAAGATTTAGGTAATTCAGCTAAGAACGCATCAAAAGACGTAGGCAAATTAAAGAAAACTTTGATTGGTATTGGCAAGACTATTGCTGGTGGTGCGGCTGTTATGGGTTGGTTTAGAGGTTTTGCTGAGGCTGATAGAGCAGGTGGAGCTGTAAGGACTTTGGGTGTAAATGTAGATGAACTAAAGAAGAAATTATTTGAGGTTTCGGTCGCGTCTGGGAACTTAAGAAGTCAGACAGAACTATTAGCAGCTTCTTATGATGTTGCATCAGCTGGTTTTCATTCAGCTTCTGAGATTTCAACAATCTTGGCTGCTTCTCTAGATGGCGCTGTTGGTGGTATGTCAACAATGGCAAGAGTCTCGGATGCTGCTACCTCTGTCATGAATGCATATGGAAAAAGTGCTGACGAGGTAAGAGGTTTGATTGATGGATTTATACAGACACAGAATGACGGTAAAATTGTCGTTGATCAGTATGCAAGGCAGATAGGTCGATTAGCTCCTATTGCAAAAGCTGCAGAAATTGGGATAGAAGAATTAAATGCTGCAATAGCAACTATTAGCGCCTCAGGTTTACCAGTTGAACAGACATTTACTGGAATGGCTATGGCTATCCAGGGAATTATGAAGCCAACAGGAGACGCGCAAAAGATTGCAAATAAATTTGGCTTTGAATTTAGTGCTGCGGCCTTGGAATCGAAAGGATTTTCTGGAGTATTGCTAGATATGAAAGAGAAGTTGCATGGAAATAAAGAGGCCATGACCAGAATGTTTGGAAGTGTTGAAGCTGTAAAAGCAATCCTTCCTTTAATTAATGATGATTTGGTTACATTCAATAAGAATTTAGATAATCAGAAAAATTCTGCAGGAGCTGCAGCACAGGCGGCCTTAATAATGTCAGGAACAGTTGGCCAGGCCCTGGGAAGAGTGATGGATGGATTAGGGAATATTGTTAGAAATTTGGATTGGGTAGGTGTTGCTTTCAAAGGCTTGTTGAGCGTGGTTAATAATTTCATTCAAGGCTTTTTGGGTCTTCCTAAATGGTTTCAAATAGCTGCTACGTCAACAGTTGCCCTTGCTATTGCCATGCTTGCATTGGCTCCAGTAATTGGTGGATTGATCGCAGGCTTTGGAGCGTTAAGCGGTGTTGCTGCTACTGCTGCTGCTGCTATGGGAATTGCTTTGGCTCCTATTTTATTAATTGCTGCAAAAATTGCTTTGCTTGTTGCTGGTTTGGCTGCTTTATGGGCTGCATTTAAAAAGTTTAAAGATTTAAAAAATTGGGATTCAAAGGGTTTTGCAGAATCTTTAATAGAAGAAGGCAGTGCAGAAAAAGTTGCTAAGGAACTAAAAAAAGTAGAAAAAGAAATTGCTATATGGCAGCAAAGAGCAGATAACGAAGCAAAAGGCAAAAAGAATTTCTGGTACGGTGCCGATCCTGAAAAACTAGAAAAGTTAAAAGCATTACAAGCTGACTTAAAGGCTGGATTAGTAGATATAGAAAGAGTTCAAGGAAAGATAAATAAGGGCAAAGAAGTAGAAACAGAAGGGAGCAAAAAAATTGGTGAAGAAATCAAAAAGATGTTTGAATTTAAAACTCAAGAACAACTTGCAGGGGAAAAGTTATGGGAACAATTGGTCAAAGAAGACAAAATGCTAGAGGCTAAGAAAAAGGGAACTGAAGAACTTCAAAAACTAGAAAGACAGATAACGGTAGAGAAACTATTGCAGGCTGGATATACCAAAGAACAGATAGATGCTCTTCTAAATAATATTGATACAAATAAAAAAGCAGTAACCCAAGCTGAGAAGCTAAAAGAGATGTGGAAATCGATTGGGGATACTATTAAGTCTGGTGTTGTTGATGCTATTAAGGGTGCAATAACAGGAGCAAAAAGCTTTGGTGATGTGATGAGTAGCGTCTTAAGTTCTATAGCGGATAAGTTTTTAAATATGGCTATTGATAATCTCTTTAGTTCATTAGGAAAAGGTGGAGGATTCTTTGGAAAACTTTTTGGAGCTGCTGAGGGTGGATTAGCAAGAGGAGGAATTAAATCAGGCGCTTTTGCTGATGGCGGCGTTGCTACAGGTCCAACTCTTGGTCTTGTTGGAGAAGCTGGGGAGGATGAATATATTATTCCCTCCAGTAAAATGGAAGGAGCAATGCAGAGATATAACGCAGGTAATAGAGGCCAGTCTGTAATACCAGGAGGCGGCACAGTTGACTCTGGCAGTGGTGTTCCTGGTGGTTCTGTCCAGGTTGATTACACCGGCCCAATTCTTAGCTTCAATAGTGAAGATTATTTACCACGGTCAGCTGTACCTGAAATCATTAATAATGCAGCAAGAAAAGGAGCAACGGCGGGTCAATCAAAAGTCTTTAGTCAGCTTAAAAACTCACGTAGTCAACGTTCAAGGATTGGCTTATGAGTATCACCACAATAGTTAGCTTTATTAAAGTCACAGATAGTAATGGCAATGTGCAGGATCTTTACCAAAATGCGAAAAGAGATGATTTCGGAGCCTTAGATAACGGCTCTGGCAGTTACGTTAAGAATCCCAATAATTACATTACTTTCAATGGAGAGAATTATTATTACTTACCTTTTGTATATCAAGGAGCGGCCAAGAATAGATCAGGGGATAATTTAGAAGCTCAACTTGTGCTTGCTAATAACGCTCTAGCAATGAACAGAGCAAGGGAAGCTGTATCGAATAAATGGCACATAGAAGTTAGTGTATGTGTTGCCAATCCTTCTACATTGTCTCCTGAGAGAACCTTGACGATTGATAATTGGCTTGCTTCGTCTTTGTCATACGATCCAACAACTGTTGAAGTCTTATTGTCTTCTGCAATTGATGCTGTAGGTTCTAATGCACCAAATAGAGTCTTAACAACTTTTATGGTTGGAGCATTGCCAACTAGTGGCCAGATGCAAAATAGATGAATCCTTTCCATCTAATTGGGTTGCCATATCGATTAGGAGCAGACCCAGAAAAGCATAAAGCGGCTGACTGCTTGACTTTATCCAAGACAGTTTTAAGACACTATGGAATTCAAAGCCCTTGCCCTACTAGGGATTGGTACAGGCGTTTGAAAAAGAAAGATTATTCAATTTTTAGAGAACAATTAGAACTTTGGGGTAACAAGACAGAAAGGCCTAATATAGGAACAGTTGGTCTCTGTACTGCTAACGAGGGGTATGGTCTTGCTGTTTATTTCGAGGGCGGATGGCTGAACATAACATCATACGAAGGGTCGGTGGTGACTTGGAGACCCACAGAAGCCCTTCTGGTAGAAGAATATTATTACCCTCAGAAATCGAACTTTGTGAGACCTTAGGCCTAAGTGAGGAAGATTATTGGTATTTTGTAAGGGTAACTGAAAGCTATAACGGTAAGAGATCAAAGGCGTATGACCATATTCCGCATGTAGTTAACAATCCTGTTCAGATAATTACGCAACTTGTTATAGGGATAGTTCTTACCTATGTTTCTGTATTGCTTTCGCCTAAGCCAAGGCCTCAAAAGCATGAAACTCCTGGCAGCTTAACAACAGCAGGCGCACAGGGGCCAAAGAGATTTGCACCGCAAACGGGTTTCGGTTCAGTTCAAGAATTAGCAAATTTAGGTGATGTTATACCGCTTGTTTTTACTAACACAGAAGAGAACCCTAATGGAGGTGTTCGTATAAATAGCAAGCTTCTTTGGTCACAGATGAGGAGTTTATTTACAGGACAACAGCTTCGTGGTTTGTTCTTATTTTCATCAGGTCAATTAGGTGCTATGCCTGATTATGAAGGCTTTGCTATTGGCGACACGACGTTGGCTAATTACACGAGTGCAAAAGTAGCTTTATATTTTATGACTGATGGGGGAAGGCCACAGGAGTTCACCCCTTCAGGTGGAACAGGAAATAAAAATGAAAGGTATAACAGAGGAACATTGACTAATTGGCCAGATGGAGACGCCTTCTCTGTCTGGTGGGACCGTATGGGTTCATACGAGAGCAAGATTTTTAGTGGAACGAGAACACCAGGAACACAGACACAGTTTGGCGCGTTTGCACCTTTTCCTAATGGTACGGCGTATAAGGTTCCTTATGAATTAGTTCTTAAGGGGAAAGATGCAAAGTCTGATGTCAAGGCTGATATAGATAAGAAACGGAATAAGATAAGTGCAAAATTTCCTAGATATTCTTCAATTCGTGGAGGTAGAAAAGCTTCAGGTTCGACAATAAGTGTTAGTGGAGGTCAAAAAACGCTGAATATCTATAAAGACTACGAGCTTGACTACAAAATTCATAATGATAACCCTACTAAGAGCTATGGCTCAAAGTATGATCCTTGGGGAGTTGAGGACGTTAAATCTTCTGTTGATGCAACCCGTATAACGTCGGATTCTAATTTGTCGAAAGGCGATACTTATTTGGTCGGTAGTGCTTTAATGAATTGTAAACATATTAATTATACTCCTGATACTGGTATATGGACTCCTTTGAATGGAGCAGAAGTAGTTGCAACATTTAGGGCTACAGAAGATGGTGGAAAGGCTCAAATAGTAGGGGCAAATGCTACAGAAGATCCATATCGTACTTTAGTTATCCAAAGATGTGCGATAGGAACTGTCTCTGGGAATACATTATGTGATGTAACAGAAATAGGACTTAAATCAACTGTCTGGAAACAGATTACAGGTTTCGCTAATGTAAACGGTCATCCAGGTCATATAAAATACGGGCAGCCAGGGACAGTGAAAAAATATGAGGATGATAATGGAAGTATTCAGTTAGGCCAAATGTCTAAGTATATAAAGAGGATTAGCTTCTTTAGGTTACAAGGACGGATTGCTGGTAAAAACAATGATTGGAAATATATAGATGGAGGTAAACCGTTTGCTGTTAGAGGAAATACCCCACAGCCTCAATATAACTTTATACGAATTAATCATAGTAGTGATAAGCAATATGAGTTTAGATTTATTCCTTATCCTGGTAATTTAGCTCAGAGAGAATTTATAAATAAGGATGTGCATCTGTTCGTGAAAAATAACACAGGGTACATAGAATCAGGCGAATTTGATATCTATTACTCAGGCCAATTAACTCAGTTGACTGGTAATTTAATGAGTAATTCAGAGTGGTACTTAGGGGCTTTGCCTGCATTTGTTGGTTCTGCCGTGACGGGTTTATCTAAAAGTACTCAAGGTTCTATTCCTACTCATAAAGATTGGGTAAAGACTTCTAGCAATATATTTAAACAGAGAGCCAACGGAGCTATTGAAACAGGCTGTGTGTTCGGTGCTAGGACAGGTAAGTATGCAGTTAGTAGGCTTGAATTTAAGGGTGCTGGGTCTAATAAGTTTCTACAAACTGAGTGGGAATGGTGGAGACGTAACAGCAATCCTCCTTATATCGGGCATACTCCACCTCTCCCTAAAGGACTTAATAATGCTGACAGTATTATTGATAATGCTAGTTATGCCGTTTTTTCAGGGGGCAAGCAGTACAGGGCAGGTACTTACGTTAGTACAAGTGGATATACCAAAACGTATAAGCTCAATGTATATGAAATGCGGGATGTCCCAGATAAATCTTATCCAGTCTCTTCAAGTGTATCAACTAGTTCAGACAGGAATGGCACGGGTTTAACCCTTCGGGTGACTGTCTATAAGAACAAGGCTGTTATATGGAGTATTAATAACGCAGGGGTAGGCTATAGGACTGGCGATAGAGTCACTTTTAATGTTCCCCATGTTGGTGGCAATATATCTTTCAATGTAGAAACAGATAGTGGAGCGTTAGTAACAGATAAAGAAAGGAACTTAAATATTTATGATGCTGTAGCAGATTATTATAAATATGACGCGGAACAAAGCAGTCACTTAACTGGCCCTGAGCATGAGATTGTTTACGTTAATGAACAAGCTATTAATAGCAATGGTGCATCTTATGGCAATTTAGCTATCGCAGGTTTACGGTTGAATAGTGCAAAAGAATGGACGTCATTTAGCCAACTATCTGCTTATATAAAAAAAGGAGTAAAAGTAGATCGATTGATTGAAAGTGGAGAAGGATCAACTAATTTATTCCCTGAGATTGCTTATGCATTATTAACAGATAGTGAAATAGGAGCTGGTGATCTTATTGGTGTAACTTCAGTTGATAAAGATAAGATGACTGTTGCAGCTAAATTTTGCAAGGCAAATGGTTTCTTTTGGGATGGTGTTATCACACAGTCACAGAATTTAAGAGAATTTATATTTACTCAGGCTGCTTATTGTTTCCTTGATTTCACTATTATTGGGGGGCGTTTTTCTCTTTACCCTTCTGTTCCTTTCAATAGTCAGTATAAAATTAATTATGATGCCAAGCCTGAGGTCAGAGCTTTATTTACTGATGGGAATATAAAAGACCTTAAAGTGTCCTTTCTTTCTCCAGAAGAGAGGCAAGTATTCCAAGCAAGGGTTCTGTGGAGAAAAGAAACAATTAATGGCTTTTCTCAAACTAATGTAGAGGAAGTGAGACTTTCAGATAACCAAGGTGGTTCAAATACTGATCCAAGAGAAACGTTTGATATGTCCATCTTTTGCACCAATGGAGATCATGCCTCCACATTCGCTAAATACGCATTAAGGACAAGACAAATGGTTGATCATGGATTGACGTTCCAAACAACTCCACAAGCTGCAATGTTTATGAGGCCTGGCGAGTATTTTAGGCTTTACTCAGAATCAACCCATACAAGTCGTTTCGCTAATGGTGTGATAACTGATGGTGGCGTTATTCAGTCCTCGTCTCATTCTTATTCAAATGGTGATTCTATTTACTATTGGAAGCCTGGGCAAAGTGAAGTAAAAGGTCCTACCCCTTTATCTATAAATGGGGGGTTAGCTGATGCAGCTTTTAGGGGTTGTGTCTTTACGATTGCACAGACTAACTCTTCAGATCGTGTCTACAAGTTGGAATCTTTAACATTTGCCGAGGATGGATTAGTTGAGGTAGCAGGCAGTTATGTCCCACTCGAATCTGATGGTACATTCTCTGTTCTTCAGGGCTATGATGATCCTGAGCAATTCGTTTAGATAATGGCTACACAGAGATCTTTTCCATCAATAAAACCAAGCGGAAGGACGTATTCCCCTGGTAAGTATCCTCAAGCCACGTTTGAAGCACAGAATGGAGCTAAGTCTGTTATTCGTTATGGAAATAAAAGAGTAAATGCTCAACTAAGCTTAAGTTTCAATAATATTACTGATGCTCAAGCTTCTGACATCCTTGCGAACTATAAAGAGGTTAATTCTGATTGGGACTATGTAGTTTTCAATCAGGACTCAGGTTTGACAGGTATAAAATCAACTGATCTGGAGAATTATGTGAATGAAGTTTCTTCTGGTTTAAGATGGAGGTATAATGCCCCTCCGCAAGTATCAAGCGTACAGCCAGGTATTAGCAATGTTTCTTGTTCATTTGTAGGTTGCTTAGATGGCGACTAGAATGTAAATAGTTTTATGCCTAAGGAATAGTAATGGCCAATCTGTATTCAGGGAAAGATGGGAAATTGTATTTTGATGGGAGTAGTGGAGCTTCTGCCAAAGTTAAAAATTGGTCTTTTACTGCAAGTCAGGCAATTCTTGAAACTGTCTCTCTAGGCGATACTGATAGAACTATTATCCCTGGTATTAAAAGCGTTACTGGTAGTTGTAGTATCTACTATTATCAAACATCTCCAGGTTCTGGCTCACCAGCTGGAGGTGCTAGTCAGTTCTTTAGTAAATTTGTAAAAGTTGGTTCAAATGCAGGGGGCGATCCTGTTACTGCTGATGTCAATGCAGTTCGTTTAAGACTAGCCATTGATGATACAAGTACAGACATGAGGTATTTAGAAGTAGTTGCTTATATCACTAGTTTCACCATGACCTGTAGCGTGGGTGAAGTTGTATCAGCTGATATCTCATTTGAAGCCAACGGAGCACCAACAGCACTTAAAATATAAATGGCTCTCTATTTTGGCGATTATGGTTTTGTAGAAATCGAAAGGGGTAGTGTATCTCCTTCTGCTACTAGCTTAGACCCTGCAGACGTAAATACGGCTAAGAAGAGATTTAGTGTTGATTTTGTCTCTGGCTCAATTCTGACTGGAGATCAAATAGTAATTGCAACAAAGGATAAAAGTACTCTGGGATTGGTATCAGGTCATAACTATCCAGACGGGCGCTGGTATGTTCATGTCGATGATGCTGGTGGGCTGCGTCTTTATGAAACATTTAAAAGTTCCTTGTCTGGTCTCTCTGCGGATGCCCTCGGCTTGGTCACTCCGAGTAGTGCTAAGGATATAACAATCCAATCTCAGGGCACCAGATTTAGACCACTTGGAAGTATAAGATCATATGAATTAACTACGTCTAGAGAAAATGTTGATACAAGTGTTTTAGGAGATCAATTCAGAAACAAATTTGAAAAAGGTCTGATTTCTGGTCAAGGTTCTTTGGATTGTCTTTGGGAGCATCGTCTAACAAATGATTCTGATTCTATGGCTAAGACCTCAGGCATTGAGTTCCCAATATACTTAAGTCAGCTATGTGTAAGGCTTGAGCAAGGCGCAGATTTTAAAGGGCGTTTCTTTTTATTTAAAGATTCTAGTCAAGTTTCGACATCTGTTTGGTATGAAGCAGATTGCAGCATTACGAACGTAGGGGTCACTGTCCCAGCTAGTGGAATTATTGAAACCAAAATTGAATTTATAACCTCTGGAGTTGTTTCATTGAATACGGGTGAGCCCCCAGCTTATTTATTGCAGGAAAATAGTGACAAGATTTTGCAAGAGGGCTTAGATCCTGATGGCATACTTTTGGAAGATCCAACGTCTTAATGCGTTCTGCCTCCTTAGGCTTAAAATTAGAATATATTTAATGCATCGTAAGGCGTAATCATGGCAGATCTTCAGATTAGTCAACTTCCGAGTATCGCGTCGGGCAGCGTGGCGGGTGCGGTGGACTGCGTTGCTCTAGCTGATATCTCAGCAAGTCAAACAGCAAAGCTAACTGTAAAAGATCTGGTAACGGCTGGGGTTGGCTCGGTAGCAGCTGGGACTATTCCCGCGACGGCTCTTAGTTATCCATTGAGTGCTAATTCGATAGTTACAGCTACCTTGCTAGATGCAAATGTTACTAATGCAAAATTACAATATTCAAGTATAAGTTTAGGAGGATTAACGCTTGCTCTAGGCAGTACAGACGCTACACCCGCATTGAATTTAGCCGATGCTATAAACTACCCCACCTCTTCATTAAGTGGAACGATTACTAATGCACAATTAGCTGGAAGTATTGAAGGCACTAAGTTATCAAATACTACTGTAACATATTCAAAATTAAATATATCTGATGGAGATATTCCAGGAGCAAAAATAACAAGTTCAAGCTTAACAGCAACGCAGCTAGGGACAGACTCCGTAACGGCAACCCAAATAGCCGCAAATGCGGTGGGGGCCAGTGAAATTGGGAGTGCAGTTATAACTAATGCCCATATTTCTAGCAATACAATTGAGGCTGGTAATATAGCAGCAAATGCAATTGGAAGTTCAGAGCTAGCTGACAACTCCGTGGACGCTGCAGCATTGCAAACAGATAGCGTAATTACAGTAAAAATACAAAATTCTGCGGTAACAAATGATAAATTAGCAGGAAGTATTACAGGTTCAAAATTAACTAGTGGCACGATAACTTCAACTCAATTAGGTACAAATAGCGTCACAAGTGTTGAGCTAGCAGACAATTCCGTGGATTCAGCGGCCATTGCAAGTTCAGCCGTGACAGATGCAAAGATTTCAGCAGTATCAGGCACGAAAATAACTGATGCAACAATTACAGCCGCTAAGTTAAATACTTCTAATATTGATCGTTCTCTAAATGTAGCCAGTGGGAACCTAGGAATTAATAATGCTGTAACTGGTGGAGCATCTGCAAGAAACGGTATTACTTATAACGCTCAAGGACTTATCACTTCAACGGCTGCATTAGTAGCAAGTGATATTCCAGAAGCTACAACTAGTGCTGTTGGTGGTGTTTCTGTTCCTGCGGCTGGGGGTTTAAGTATTACTAACCTCGGTGCGATATCAATAACAAATAGTGTTACAGCGTCAACGATTTCAGGAATCACGTATAACGCTGATGGACTTATAACAGGCACAGTTGCTTTAGTCGCTGGAGATTTACCGCTGGCAACTGCCACAGCAGTAGGAGCGATGAGTGTTCCAACAGCTTCTGCTCCTTTAGCTGTTGATGGAAATGGTGTTCTATCTATTGCTGACTCTGGTTCTGGCACAGGAACATTTACTAAAGTTACTGTTACTGCAAAGGGGATAGTTTCAACAGGCGCATCACTTGTCGCTGCGGATATTCCTGTACTTGATGCGGCAAAAGTAACAACAGGCCAGTTTGCAACAGCAAGGATTGCAGATAATGCAATCACAATGGATCAGGTTGGTAATAATGCAATTTCATTTATTCAGGAAGCCCAACCAGCAATTACTGACTTGCCTACTGGTGTTTACTGGTTGCAGGAAAGTACAGGTCAGTTAAGAATATTTAACGGCAACAGTTGGTTCTCTGTTGGTTTTGGAAGACTGGCAGAAGAGAACTTACGCTTCTCAGGAACTTTTAATGCCAGCAATGGTTTAATCGTTACTTTGACGACGTTCGGAACGAGTGCTGGATTCAGTGCAGGGAATGCTATTCCCGCTGGTACAGCCGCGACGACGGGTTGTTATTTTGTTTGTGTTGTGGCAGGGAATGGCACAGCAGTCGTTCCATCAACTTCCTTCGACGCAGGGGATTGGGCCTTATGCATGGGCCTTAATGATTGGGATCGAGTTGATACATTAAGTGGCCCTGGATCTGTTTCTGCTTTAGATGATTTATCCGATGTAACCATTGCGTCTCCATCAGCAGGACAATTCTTTGAATATGCATCAGATGGGCAATGGAAAAACGTTTCTGTAATTAGTGGCGGTACTTATTAAAGAAGAAGGTAAGATAAAGCCATCCTGTATAGGCTTACTCCTCCTTAGGGGTATCGCTTGAATAAGCATTTGAATTATGGCCATCAAAATTAAGCTGAAGAACAGCGTCACTCAAGACTCTGTGCCGACTGGAAGTCATCTTTCAGAAGTTGGCGAGTTGGCGTTAAACGCAAATATCAACAGTCTTGGTATATATATGCGAGCTAGTGACAACTCGATTGTCAAGATGGCTGGCCCTGGTTCTGTTTCAACGGTTGCAGCAAGTACGACGGTTGCAGGTATCAGTGAATATGCAACGAATGCAGAGACAACAACTGGAAGTTCATCGACAAGAACAGTAACACCGGCGGGATTGAATGCTGTAACGGTAGCTGAACGCTCAACATCAAATAGCACTTATTTAGCTTTAGCAGGTGGCACGTTAACAGGAGTATTAGCAGGAACAGCAGGAAGTAATTCTGCTCCTTCTATCCATTTTGGTGATAGTGATTCAGGGATATTTGGTGGAACGAATACTGTGAGTCTTGCGGCTGGAGGAACGACAAGATTAACTGCTGATACTGGTGTAAGTGTTGTTGGTACTTTGGCTGTAACAGGTGCAATAACTTCAACTAGCGATATAACATTAGCTGACAAATTAATTCATTCTGGTGATACCAATACTGCTATTAGATTCCCTGCTGCTGATACTGTTTCAATAGAAACTGGTGGTAGTGAAGCCTTAAGGGTTGATGGTTCTCAAAGATTGCTTGTTGGTACGTCTACAAATCTTCAGAGTCAAACTCAAAAATTACAAATAGCAGGTACAGATGCTAACTCAGCAATTATTATTTCGAGATTTTCTGCTAATAACGTTGCTGGTTATCTTCACTTTCAGAAATCAAGAAATGCCACGATTGGAGGTAATACGATTGTTCAAGTTGATGACCTTTTAGGAAGGATTCATTTCGATGGAAATGATGGTAGTGGTAATGAAACAGCAGCATATATTGAAGCGTTTGTAGATGGCACTCCTGGCTCGAATGATATGCCAGGGCGTTTAGTATTTAGTACAACGGCTGATGGAGCAGCATCACCTACAACACGACTAACAATTACCAGTGCAGGATTAGTTAACGTTCCAGACAACGGAAAATTTACCGCTGGTGCGTCAAACGATCTTCAACTGTTTCATGACGGGACGGACTCAATAATATCTAACTCTACAAATGTTTTAAAAACTCATAGCAGTCATTTATATATAAGGAACGCTGCAGGTAATGAAGATATAGCAAAATTTATACAAGACGGACCAGTTGAACTATTCCATAATAATGTAAAAGTTTTTAACACCGATGGAGGCGGTATTCAAGTTAGAGGACCAGAAGGTAATAATGCATATATTTATTTATTACCAGATGAAGGAGATGATAATGCTGACCTTTGGAGATTTAATGGAATTGCTGCGGGTGGTTTTTCTTTACAAAATGCTACTTCAGCTAGTTGGGAAAATAACCTAGAAGCTACAGGTAACGGGGGAGTATCTCTCTATTTCGACAACTCCCTGAAATTTGAGACAACTTCGACTGGTATTACAGTACAGGGAAAAGTCTTTCCTCAAGGTGGTAATCTATATTTAGCAGATAGTTCAGCAGGAGGTAATGGTAGAGCAACCTTTGGTGGAGGAGAGGATCTTCAAATCTGGCATGATGGATCAGATAGTACCATCGAAAACACTACTGGATCTTTATTAATAACAAATACAGGTAATACACGAGTTAGATCAGATAACCTTAGATTACAATCAAATACTAGTACAGAAAATTATCTAATAGCAACAAAAGATGGAGCTGTAGAACTCTATTACGACAACAGTAATAAGTTTCAGACTCATCCTAATGGTGTACTTGTTAATGGTCATATATATGCTGTAGATAGCAATAAGATTCAATTAGGTAATGATGCAGATCTTCAAATCTATCATGATGGGTCTAATTCATATATTACTAATGATACTGGTGTTTTAAATATACAAGGTGGTGGAGCTAATATCCAACTACAAGCAGTAGATGGAGAAAGCGGTGTAATAGTAAAAGCTGATGATGCCGTAGAACTCTATCATAATGGTGTAAAGAAATTTGAGACAACAGCAGACGGAGTACAAATAACTGGAAAACTCTTCCCATCTAGCCACATTGATGTAGCAGATAGTGTTAAGTTATTACTTGGTACTGGGGATGATTGCGAAATCTTCCATGACGGTACTAACACCATGATTGATAACAATACTGGTAATTTAAAAATAAGTTCCTCTGGTCCACTACGTCT